CGATGATAACGTGATGGCAAGGTATTATGGCGATGATAATCTGTTGCGTATTTCATCCAAATGTTCAGAATTTTTTAATCTGGAAACTATTTCAGAAATGATGAAAATTTGTTTTGGTATGGAATATACAAATGCAGATAAGAGCAAAATTAATACTCTTGTTACTCCGTTAACAGACGTTACGTATTTGAAAAGAACGTTTGAACTTAGAGGGGGAATGTACTATGGTAAATTACCTCTTGTCTCAATTAGTCAAATTGTGCTTTTTAAACAAAAAGGATCAACAGTTGATGAATTTCAAACTAATTTATATTCATTTTGTTTGTTATTATCCCGTTGGGATAAAGATACTTACATAAAATATATAGATCAGTTAAAATTGCATTTGGATCAACGTTTTGTTTTAAAAACATATGAAGATTGTTGTGATGTTCTAGACGTTTTTTGATAGTTTAGTAACACGTGTTCTGGTGGTGATAATGGAAAAATGGTTCTGGCCTGAATTATTTTTGGATTAACGGTATTACTTCTTGATTAACAACTGACCTCCATGCTCGATTTTGAAAATGTGTGCATACGACATGGTTAAAAGTGGATATATTATTTAATATATAGCGAAGGGCGAGCGCCACTAAAAATATAGGCTCACACTGAATTCCTTGTGTCAAAGATTGATGTTTCTTCGCACAATATTGCTGCATCGCAAAAACACATGAACAACTCGAAATAGTAGAAAATATACTGGGAGATCATGAAGATGGTGTCACGATATACCCAGTAACTGAATTTATAGAAGAAGAACATAATGTGGCGGCAGACTACACGTTATACAGCGAGGATACAAAAATAGGGGACATGGTTGCTTTCAAACGGGCGGAGTCTATCGAAGGTTTTCTTACGAGAGCTTTCCTAATAGATAAAATTACCTGGTCAAGTACGCAAGATGGAATGATTCATTCATTCTCCATGCCACAACATCTGGTTAACATTCCGGCCATTGCAAACAAGTTGCGCTATTTTAAGTATTTAAGAACTGGCTTCAAATTTTTGTTCTTAGTAAATGCTACACCATATCACTATGGACTAATGAAAGTATGTTGGACACCTGCAGTGTCCAGATATTCTACCTCTTGTGCATTTAATGCTAAATTAGATAGTCGTCATAGTTTACAAGCAATATCAACAATGCCAGGCGTTCACATTCTTGGGACCAACTCTCGTACCTACGAGTTTACAGTACCATATGAATTAAGTTCCCAACACGTTGATTTGGAGACATTGACCGATAAGGAAACAGATTCCGTTATTGGTTCAATTGAAGTTTGGGTAGTCAATCCTTTACGGGCATTAGTAGATACGGCCTCATCAGTCACAATATCTATTTTTGCTGCGATGGACAATCCCATTCTTTCAACTCCTACTTATAAACATATTGACTTCGAATCTATTACTAATACAAATAGTACAATAGGCGAGTTCATAGATACCCCAATACCCACAAAAGGTGAGTGTCAAGGGAAGACTGT